CTTTCCTACAACCACTTGTATAACGCAATGGACCCAACAACTCAGCCAACTGAACAGCCCAAGGGTCCTGTTGGAATTGTAGGTCTCCGAAATCTAGGAAACACTTGCTATGCGAACTCTGCAGTCCAGGCTCTTCGCCAAATTACGGAGATGACCTATCTCTGTATGTCCGAGACATCCGACCTCAAGAAGAAGCACGAGAATCATTCTGGAATACTCTTTGATTCCTATCGAGATCTGATTCGCACAATGTGGACCACTCATGCACCTGCATATATTTCTCCAGATGCCTTCTGGAAGGATATGATTACTGCCGCCACAAATGCAGGTTATGAGCATTTCCGTGGCCGTCAGCCCCAGGATGCCCATGAATTCATGATGTTTCTTCTCGACCAGTTTCTGGAGGGAACCAAGGAGTCCGTAAATTATATTATCCAGCGTGGCCCGAGTCTGAATGATACGGACCGCCGAATTCAGGCTGCCCTTGAATCCTGGAAGCAGAACTTTGAGAAGCAGTATACTCCGATTGTTGATATTTGGTTTGGGCTCATGGAGTACCAGACCGAATGCCAAGAGTGTAAGAATAAGACCTATCGCTACGAGACCTTCAATAGTCTAAAAATCACGGTTCCCACGACGCTTGCGTCAGGTCCACTGACTCTGAAGGAGATGCTTAATGCTGATTGGAAGGAGGAGGAGATTGAAGGCTATCACTGTGACAAGTGCCCTGCTCGTACACTGGCAAAGCGCAAGATGGCAATCTGGCGTCTTCCTCGCTGCCTCATTGTCGTCCAGAAGCGATTTCTTCCCGATGGCCGAAAGATTCACACGCAGTGGAAGCATGAAGAGGAGCCGCTCTGTCTCAGCGAGTTCTTCTCAGAGGCGAGTCCCGAGAAGTCAAAAAAGTTCGAGTATGGACTTCAGTCTCTAGTGGACCATCATGGTAGTGCGCGTGGTGGACATTACACTGCCCAGGGTCTGAGTCCTCTCGATGGAAAGTGGTATATCTACGATGATGAAACAACTCACCACACTGAAAAACCGATTCTAACTCCGAGCACCTATGTAATGATTTACCGTGCAAAGAGTTAGACCTTCTCAACCCAATGATGCATATCAGGATATTTTACAATAAGATGCTCTACCCATGCACGCGCGAGTTCATGCGAAATTGCCCCTCCGCGATGCACGGCCTCATGATTCATGTAACTGTAGCAAACACAATAGAGCTCAGACATTTTAACTTGCTATTGAAATTTGAAGTAAGCAAATCAAATTTTTTTTGACAGGCAATGAAGATTATTCTACTTTCAGGTTGGGCGGGGTCCGGAAAAGATACGATCGCAGATTATCTTGTAAAGGCCCACGGATTTAAGAAGTTCGCCTTTGCAACTCCGCTCAAGGATCTCGCCTCAGAACTCTACAAATTTCCACGAGAACTCGCCGATTCTCAGGAAGGAAAACGGGAACTCTGGCGCGTAGGCTATTCTAAGAAAACCATCCGACAGATTCTTCTCGATCTTGCTCTACTGGATAAATCCCGATTTGGAAATGATATTTATGCAAATACAATTGCCGCAGAAATTGCCAAGGAATCACCGGATTCAAATATCGTCATTTCAGATACGAGATATTTGAATGAAATTAGGGTCATTCTCAACTTTGCAATTAAGGAGAAACATGAGTTTTCTCTATGGCGAATTACTCGCACAGGTCAAACCACTTCACCTGTAGATGATATCTCTGAACATATCTTGGATACATACAATGCAGACGCACTTATACAGAATCCAGGAGACTCTCTGGAAAATCTCTATTCTCTGGTAGAAGATGTCCTGTCACATTCGTAAAATGCGAATGATGTCCTCGAGCGGAACATGCGAGCCGAGACCTACCACGGGCGCCTCCGCTGAAATGGCCGCTAAACTCGCGCAAATGCAGGCCGAGCGCGGTCGTCAAGACCAGATGTGGCAAACTACAACAACTTCAGAGAAAACCATCTGCGCATCTTCCAAACCGGAAATCGTGCAAACCAATAATACCCCGCTTCTCTGCCAATTTTAAACTGCGGAATTGAACTTACTAGATTTAGTGTATGAGGCTCATATTTTATATTAAACTCTCTAACAATTCGAGAATAGACCCGTTTTTCATGCTTCATCTTTCGAATCTCCTCAGATTCCATAAGTCTTTTCCTTCTATCGATAATCATTCGTTTTAAGATTCCATGCATTGCCAAGGATTCGGTCCGAAATTCTCGCCTAGAGATTCTTCCTATCTTAAAAAAATCTCTTGTTGTCTTACGAACATTTGCAACCTGTTTTTTTATTTTCTTCAGATCATCTGTAAATCCAGGAACTGCCATAAGTTCTGAATAGACTTCTTGTTTCCGTTGCTCTTCTCGTTGACGGTGATGGACTCGACCAATATCTGCAAGTTCATCTGTTATTAAATCTATTCGGCATTCACTACATTGAACAGGTGCTCTAGTCACATAGATTATAAAACACCGTGTATGAAATGTATGATTGCATTCAAGTTCTGTTTTTTTCTGCGCTAGTTCAATTGGTTCTTGACATAGCGTACAAAAAAGAGCACCCGATAGATCCATTTAGTTGTTTGTTAGTTATTAGACATCTCCTTTATGTCTACGCATAGAGAGCGCGGAAACTCTCATCGCCAGACTCCTTCTTCTTCAGGAACAGCTGGATGTGCTCCTTCTTTACTACAAACGGTAGACTGAAGTCCTTGATGTGGAAGGGGAGATCCTTGCTGTTAAAGATGCGCAGCATATTAATCTTCTGAATGATGCCCTCCACGCAGCGCTTGAGCTGACGGACACCCTTCTCCTCCTTGGCATACTCCTCAATGACATGCTGGAGAACTTCACTTGAGATACCCACCTTCTCCGTGAGGTTTACCTCCTTGAGGGCCGCAGGCACAAGGTACTGCTCTGCAATGGCCAACTTCTCCTTTGAAGAGTATCCCTGGAGCTCAATGACAATCATGCGGTCAAGGAGTACCCGGTCAATCTTCGTGATGTCATTGCCACTGAAGACGAACATCACCTTGCTCAGGTCAATCGGTACACCTGAGAGGTACTTGTCCTCAAAGTCACCATTCTGCACAGGGTCCGTGAGGTGAATCAGCATATTCTGAACCTCCTCACCCTTCGGTGTCCCACTAATCTTGTCGAGCTCATCAAACATCAGCACCATGGACATGGACTTCGCCGCCACGAAGGAGTTGACAATCTTGCCGCAGTGACTGCTCTCATAGACGAGCTGGTGACCCGTGTAGGTCGTAGCATCTGAATCGCCGCCAAGACTAATAAACTGGAAGGGCCAGTCGAGTGCCTTGGCAATTCCATTCTTAATCAGACTCGTCTTACCAATGCCTGGAGGGCCTACGAGCAGAAGACTCATGCCGCGTGCTCCAGGGTTCGCAATCTTGCTTGCAATGAACTGGAGAATCTGGAGCTTCGCCTCCTCCTGCCCATAGATGGCGTCCACCATGCAGCGACGGGCACGGTCCATGAATGCGCCGCATGCATCCGTACCATCCTCCAGCTTCACTGGAATATCCTTATAGAGGCCAAACGGTACACTCGTCAGCTTCTCGAGCCAAGCACGAAGCTTGAAGTACTCTCCGCTACCAGGGTCGAGGCCCTGAAGGTTATTGTACTTGTTCAGTACCATGGCCTGGGTCTCCGTAGGAAGACTCATAGAGAGAATCTTGAACATGAGCGGCTGCTCAGCAGCGGATGCTGTTGACTTCTTCTCAAGTGCCTCAATCATCTGCTTCTGCTTGACCTCTGTGAGTGCCTTAAACTGGTCAATCTGGTCATCAATCGTATTCTCTTCAACAGGTTCTGTGACCAACTTTACAAAGCGCTTTACGATATCAGACTCCTTCTTCATATTGTGACGCTTCGGGATCATACGCTCGTCATCCTCCTCTAGCGCACCGAGCGTGATGCTGAACCCGCCCTTCTTGAAGATATGTCCATCACCTTCTGCGTCTTCGGTCTCCTCATCCTCGTCATCCTCATCGTCGTCATCCTCTTCCATATCATCCTCCTCCTCTTCTTCCTCCTCTTCCTCAGACTCCTCAGACTCCTCAACAATCTTCTTCTTGCGCGAGAGTGACTTTGACTTCTTCTTGGGCTCCTCCTCTTCCTCAGACTCCTCACGGTCATTGGAATCACGAGAACTTGACTTAGTCGACTTCTTCTTTGCAAGGCGACGACGAATTGTCTCACGCGCCTTTTCAGCCGCCTTACGAGGGGCCTTCTTACCTAGACGACGCGCAATGGAGGAAACGGGCGCAATCTCTTCACTCGGAGAGGTATCCTCTTCAAAGGAAGAAGTATCATCCTCCAGCTCTTCATCCTCTGTAGACACAATAAGGTCACGGATATTACCCTTACTATCTACACTCTCGTCATCATCGTCTGCCCGACCCTTGCGGCGACGCTGCATCTGCGAAGCCGGACGGGTCCGTTGACCAGTAGCATCCTTTCGAGAAGGCTTGTCATTCTTCTCGGACGAATCCTTAGTACTACGATTCTTGTTGGTGGGCATCCTATGCTTTTCCTTCATTTTTGCTTTTCCCTAAACGCAAAAAGGGTGGCTAGTTGGATTCAAGTTTTTGGTTCGCGCATTTAGTTTCTACGGTTGCGACGGCTGCGATTGCGGCGGTTGCGACGGCTCTTGCCACCCGCCTGCTTGCGGTTGCGGCGGCTCTTGCGGCCCTTGATCAGATCACCCACCGCCGCATTGAAGTGAGCCGTAACACGGCGGCCAACGCGATTAACACCGCGCGCCGTGACGCTTACGATACCCTTGGCGGTATTCGCAACCGCACCCGCAGTGTTAGACGCGGCCATCGCCGTGTGTCCAAAGGGGCTCCAGAGACGACCTATTAATCCACTTGAGCGATTCTTGCGAGTACGAGGCAT